CGGCCCTGCGCCAACTTCCTTAATATAACTTGCGCTGCTGTCATGATAAATCTCTAGGTCAGACCCAGCGCCGAAGATGGCTTTGTCGTTGTCACCAAAGGTTACATCTGCCGTTACTGTAGCGCCACCGTCCTTTAGAGTTACGCCATCAATAACCACACCATTAGCCGCAGTCGTTTCAGAAATAGTATCCACAGTAATAGACTGACCAGCAGTAACAATAATGTTATTAGAGCCAGTCGTGTTGCCATTGCCAAGAACCTCAGCAAGCGTATCAACCGTACCAACTTGCGCATCCACATAAGCCTTAATAGACTGCTGCGTCGCCAGCTTAGTAGCGCTGTTAGATGACATATCATCTTCGTCTAAGATCCCATCAACCGTAGTGCTGCTGGCAATGTTAAGGCTTGTGCTTGCTGTAAGCGCGCCGGTAATATCCACCCCGCCAGACGTTGTCACCAGCTTCGCGCTATCTGCATACGACAATGTTCCGGCAGCGGTTTTACCGCCGATCGCGTTGATGATCGTGTCGAGGCTATCCAGATCTGTGTTTAGCTTCGTTCCCCACGTATCCTCTGACGCGCCTACCTCTGGCTTCGTTAAGCCATATGCCGTTGTTGTCGTATCTGCCATGTTTTATCTCCTATGCCGCATCGGCCCAAGTTTCGCTTGAAGCTGATGCCGGTGTCCAATCCGTCGATGTGGGGGAAACAGCCGCCCAGCTTTCTGGCGTGCTGCCCGCATCTTGCCACGTTTTGCTGTTTTCCGCAACAGGCGTCCACGTCTCAGGCGTGTCAGGCTCAGGTTCCCACTTCTTGCGACCATTTGCGACCACAGACGCCGCGCACACGATGGTCGCGCTGTCACTCTGCACGCGGTTGCATGTGGCGCTGACAGTTGCTACGCATGTCGCGGTGGCGCTGTCCTGATATACCGCAACGGCGCTTGCCGTTGTGGACGCCTGCACAGCAATCGCGGCAGCGCCATCACGAACCCTCAGACCAGACGCAACAACGGATGCAGCAGCGGATATGGAAGCGGAGCCAAGGTGTATGCGCTCAGCGGCAGCCGTAACGCTGGCAGACGCTGCAATCGTGGCAGACGCCTCCCTAACGCGCGTGGCAGACGCGGCAACGGATGCGGCGACGGCAATGGTGGCGCTGCCCTCTCGAACGCGATCAGCAGCAGACGCTGTGGTCGTAACCGTCTCGATGATCGACGCCGCACCGCGAACGCGCACAGACGCGGCGGCGGTGGCAGATGTGACGGCAATAATGGAGGCGGCGCCGATAATAGCGCCGTCCAAGCCGTAGTTGTAGCTGCCGTAGGTGCTTCGCCCGTAGCCGCTGCGATACGTCATTAGTCTAGCGTGATGTCAAGATCGCCCGCAGGAATGCGGAACACGTCGCCGGTGTCAATCGTCTTGCTGGCAGTCAGGTTGGCGTAGGCCAGCAGATTGCCGCCCGTGGCAGCGTCAAAGATGCCAACGGCAACAACGGTGCCATACCCTGCCGTGGCGACGGGCCACTCTTCTGCGGCGCTATTTGTCGCCGTGTTACCTGACACGGTGAACGCCGTGGCTTGGCGCGCGTAGCCCCCGCCGGATACCTCTGTGCCGCCGCCAGTATCGTCAGGCGCAACGGTGTATAGCGCGGTGTGCCACTCTGTCGGGCGTGTCGCGCTGTTGGTGGTGAACGCCCATGTCAGGACGGTTGTCTCGAAGGTGTTGGTGAAGCTCATCTCAATACGCCTTTATCTTCATGCGGCGACCAGAACCGCCAAATTTCGCTTTATCATTGTCTGCGGTTATACCACCAATCGCGTTCGCATACAAAGATGACCACACTTGCAAACGCGCATCGTCTTTCAGATACGGCGCAGAATGCGATAGAGCGCCATATAAATACGCGTCGGGGAAGTATTCCAGCAGCCAGTTAGACGTGTTGCTGTCGGACAGCGCGTCGATCTTGGCATAGTAATACAGCTCCGTCGAATATGTGCCATCGGGAACGGGGAACACCTCGATCTCGCCCGCCGTGATCGCGTAGTAGCGCGGCTCGTAGGTGGCGTTGGCCGTGCGGCGCTTGCGCTCTAGCAGCTGAAACTGGCTCAGCAGCTCAAGCGGCTGCGTGTTGCCGGAGGTAATATACATCCGTATGACCTCGTAAAAGTCAGACGGCACGGCGCTGTACTGCGTGTCGATGTTTGCCGTGGCGCGCTTCTCCTGACGCCAGTGGCGTATCTGGCGGTTCATGTCTGCCTCGGCCAGCGAAATAAACGTCGGGATGACGCTCGTCAGGTCATCGCGGTCAAGGAAGTCTGCGATGCTGGATTGCAGCTCTGCGTATGTTGTTATGGGCATATCAATATTCCATCATTAGCAATCCAAGGTTTCTGCGCTGCTCTGGGGTAAGTTGCTTTACCTCTGTGGCAGCACTTCGTATGCGGCTGGGCTTAGATGCTCCACCACTAGGTCGTACTGGCCCTGTATCTCCGCTTCCGATATTTGAGCCGCTGGCTTGCGATCCAGAAGTCGTCTGTACGCTTGGCTCAACATTCTGTCCTGCCGATCTGATAGAGCCGACGTCTTTTCCGGCCCCAAAACCTTCAAAACCCTGCTCAAAAACGCGCTGACTTGCGTTTGCTCTTTGTTCATCTGTTCCGCTCCATTTCATCAAAACAACGTCAGGGAACCCTTGGCTCTCATCCCAGCCTTCAGATCGCCACTGACGCAGAAGATCGTCATACGCGGCTTGGCCGCGCTCTTCAATGTAATATTCTTTGCTAAATGGTATACGTTTTAGCTCTTTAAATCCATAGCCGCCATAAACGTTTGGCAAGAAACCTTCTGGAAAACGTTTACTTGGCACCGCAAATGCGTTTAGCACAGACGCGCCTTGCTCAATAGCTTTCCCCATAACGGCGGGTGATGCCACACCCTTGGCCCCTATCTCGTTGCTAATTACGGCAACGAGATCAATTTCGTTATCGCCAAGCTCAGGTATCGGTTTCCCGTCGTTCATCCATGTGTAGTCTGGGTTTTTCTTCAAGCCAAAATACAAATCTGCATCACCAAGCTGAAACACTTCAAAGTCGCCAGCTTTTTTACCAACGGTCACATCTTTTGCCGTGTATGGCTCTAAGGATGGCAGCGACGGGTTGCGCAGCAACGCGCGCTCGAAATCTGTAGGAGAAATGCCACCTTTAGTTTTTGGGATGCTAGATGTTTTCCAGTTTCCGCGTAAAGCCTGATCAATCAATTGAGCCTGCTGCGGCTGCTCAATGCTGTAATATTGCGTTGCTTCAAAAAGATTTCTCGCGCCTTCTGGCGTGATTTTTTCCGATGGCAAAGCACGCCCAAATGAGTAGGCCATGCGCGCTTCGTCAACATTGCCTGATTTATCAAGCATTGTTGGCCGCGATGAATATTCTGCTTCAAAACTTGGGAACAATAAACCGCGTGAGACTGGGTTTTCAAAACGCCCTACAACACGACCTCCAAGTCCAGTGTCGTAAGACATATGCGTCGGCAGACCCTCTGACTCCAAGTTTAATAAGCCACGACCTTTATCAAGCTCCAAAAGCAACAGCGCATCGCCAAGATTGCTTCCGGCAAACTCTGGTTGGATTGTCGCGTCTAAAACTTTTTGGAAATTAGGGCCGCCAATCGCCATTGCTTTTGGAGACGTCATAAGTTTTGAAATGGCTTCCCGCTGCGGAAATGTTGCATTCCGCATAAATTCATTGAAAAATGGGCTATCAAACCCAACAAAACCACTCAGCTTTTGCAACTCTGGGTCAACTGTAGTTTTCCCAAAATTTGACACCACATCATTTAATTTTTTAACATTTTCATCTGGCAATCGACCTGACTGAATATACGCTTCAAGCGTTCCCATATACGCATCAGCAATTGACGCATTGGATTGATGGGCTTGCGGAGACATTGCAGTGACAGCAACAAAATCGCTATCTTTGCCAAGTTTTGTCGATCCTTTACTTGCGCTATCAACAAGCCAAGCAATCTCTGCATCTGAATATTGCTTTTGCAACGGGAACAGCGGGCCGCCTTGCAACGGCGTTCTGCGCGTTGTTCCTGCCGCGTCAATCCCTTCATAAAACGTGCCAGCGCGAGTTAGATCCGCAGGCGTTGGAGAGATTTTAGCGCCAATAAGATCGCGCGGGTCAATCACTTCCACATCTGCATATGGCGTAACCTCACCGGCTGGCGTAGTGGCAGCAGCGCCAGCAGAGCGCGCCTCACCGGCTGGCTGAAAAATCTCGCCGAGCATGTCGGGGTCGAGCTGCATCGCTGATCGCGCCAAGCCTGACGCGTCTGCTGCAAGCTTGCCAGCGTCCTCTGCGATCTGCTGCTGCGCTGGCGAGCCGCCAAGCAGCCCCTCCATAACACCTTGAATAGGCGTCAGGTATCCGCGTGCAGCCAAGGCGGCAGGCGTGAGCGCAAGCGCCATCTCGACGCCCATATCAAGCGCAGCGCGCCTGCGCGCCTCCGCAGTCTGATCGGGATCGAAGACAACGCCGCCGGCAGTCATCGCGTTCATCTGACCCTGCACGGGGTTCATCTCGGCAACCGTCTCTACCGCTGGACGTAGGTTTGGGGGAACGTAACGCTCTAAGCCAGCAAACAGCTCGTCAAGTGCGGTGCGGCGCTGCTGGCCGCTGCTGAAGAAGTTGAAAAGCTGTTCCATATCAACAATCCCACGCGCGGCGCGACCAGTAATTCGCGCTCAGCTTGCTCGACTTGCCCTTGATGCCGCCGGAGCGTGCGCAGTAGGACGCTTTGCGTTTCGGCTGATCCTTCTTGATGGACATATTGGGATCGCCAAAGTTGATCTTCTTCACCGTGTCGCCCTCAACTGCCAGCACCTCAAACTTCTTCGGCCCGCCGCGTCGCGGCTTATTCACCGCCGTAAACCCGTGGCGCTTCTTCGCTGCTGCGATCTTCTCTGCCTTCGTGCGCGCCATGCTACTTCTTCTTCGCGGTCTTCGCGGCCTTCTTAAACGCCTTCGCGGTGGGCGCGCCCTTGCTGCCCACCTTGCGCATCTTCTCGCCAGACCCAGCAGCGATGCGCTTACGCTTCGCGTGGATGTTGGCGTATAAACCCTTGGCCATCTAAGCTCCTTCGCCCCACTGGACGCATTTATAATCGGTTGCGCGGTATGCAGGAAACATCTGCTGCGCGTATTCCAGCCCGCTCGGTATGGACTGTATGCACTCGCTCTCGCTCTGCATCACGGGGCTGCCAAACGAAAAACAACTACCCTCAACGCTGCACAGCAGGAGCAGCGCCGTCCACATTATTTTTTCTTCTTCGCGTATGACACCTTCTTGCCAGACTTCTTGGCGGCGGCCTTGGCTTTCGCCATGCCTTTGGGCGTGTACGCGTAGTGCTTCGATCCAACTTTGGGCATCGCAACCTCCGTTATATCTTCCAGCATAATAACATTAAAACGCCAAAAAGAAACCCCGCGCGCGCAATGGGAGGAACGCGGCGGGGCCAAGTTACGCGAGACAGGGAGGAAACTCGCAATGAAGCATAGATAGCGCGAGCAGGAGCGCTTGTCCATGTGGGGGTAGGGTAAACTTTTTTCAGAAAAATGCAAATAGCTGCATTTAGGGGGTTGCATCTATGTTAACATTGTGTTAACTTAAGGTATAAATCAACAGGGGCTGCGGCTCCGCAACGCTCGGGAGGGCAACATGACTATCAACGAAATTATCAACTACTTAAACGAAATGCCATCATCTGGCTTCGCCGTACACTGCTACGACGAAAACGATGACTTCAGCGATGACGACGATTGGGTCGACACCGCGTCACCATACACACGCAACGACGGCGGTCGCGCCGCGTCAGGCCGCAAGGGCAGCGCCGGAGATTGCGGCGTGCGTGCAATGGCCATCGCGCTGGGCCTCGACTACGACGCCTGCTACAAGGAGCTGGCTCAAGCCAACAAAGACGCCGGACGCGCCAAGTCGATGCGCCGTGGCATTATGAAGTCAGACTTTGACAAAGTGCTGGCGCGCTACGGTTGGGTCTGGCACTCAGCGCCAAAGTTTGACGGGCGCAAGGCGCGCTGCTCAGACATGCCAGCAGGCAACGTCATCGCGCGGCAGTCTCGCCACTTCGTCGCCGTCATCGACGGCCAGCCGCATGACACCTTCGACAGCTCCGGCAAGATGGTCTACGGCTACTGGCGGTTGCCCTAAGCAATCCCCTGCAAATTGCGCCTAAGCGCACCACGCCAACGTGACATCGGCCCGCTCAGGGCCGTTGCCGCGTCTGACGCCATCGTCAGGCACACGGCGTCGGCAAGGTCAGGCGAGCGCAGGCCGCGCTTGCGCATGGCGTCCTTGCTCTCGGCAGCCATCTTCCCAGAGGACGTGAACGCGTAGCGGATGCCGGTCAGGTCAGCCAGCAGCTCGTCGTCGTTGGGCAGCTTGCAGCTGCGATCCTCCAGCCACGCCTTGCACTTGAACCACAGCTCCGTGCGCAAGTTGTTATACGTCTCCTTCATCGAGGGAGCCTCGGCGACGTTCACGCCGCGCACGGGGGCGCCAAGCTCGTGCATCCGATCCACGACGCCCGACCCTATGCCAATGCTGTCCACAAGGATCTCGCTGGGCTGCTGCGACGGGGGCAGCGCATCATATTCAGCCATCACGCGGCCAACGGTCTGCATGAGATCAAGCCCGCGCCACGACTTGATCTCCGTAATCACGCTGCCCTCGCGCTTGCAGAACGCGGTGCGGTCGGTGCCAAAGCGCGCAGGATCAATCGCCCACACGGCGCGCGTATTCGGCGCAACCTCGATGTCGCGCCGCATCGCGGCCTCGGCCAAGTGGTACGGCACGATCGTGTCATCATCCGCCAGCGGAAACTCGCCAAGCACGCGGATGCGAAACGCGTTGCTCTCCTCCCCGTAGCGCATGCGCATCTCGTCAACGAACTCGTCGCTGACAAGCGGGCTGTCAACGCACGACCAGCGGCGCGTCCACCAGCTGCCCGCCATGCGCGTCTGGCTCTCGTAAAACGTGCCAGAGGATCGCGTGGGGTTGCTCAGCAGCACCGTGGTGGCGCTGTGGCCAGACATGCTGCCCGCAGCAGCCTCGAACACCTTCTCCGGCACACCTGACGCCTCGTCGATGACCAGCAAAACATGCTCGCTATGCACTCCGGCCAGCGCCTCCGGCGTTTCGGCGCGAGACGTGCGGGCCGAGATGAACGCCTCGGACGCGGCAGCGGTAAGCTCAACGCGATCAGACTTCACCGTGACCATGTCCTTCAGATTAGGCGGCAGCTCGTTGATCCACCGCTTCATCTCCGCGAACAGCGCGTCAAAGAGCTGGCCAGATGTGGGCGCGGTGACGACAACCTTATTCGGAAAACGCAGAAACAGGAACCACAGCATCGCCCAGCTGGCAGACGTTGACTTGCCGGTGCCATGCCCAGAGCGCACGCTGATCTTGCGCTCGCCGGACGCAATCGCAGAGAGGAACTCGGCCTGATATGGCAGCGGGGATGCGCCAAGCACCTCGCGCACAAAGCGCACGGGGTCGTCGTAATACTCGACAACGAAGTCGTCAAACGGGTTGGCGTCACTCATCCGACACCTCCACATATTCCGCGTCAATCGTGGCGGCCTCGGCCTCGCTGTTCACGCGCTTCATGTCGGCGCTGAACTTGCGCAGCGCATCCAAGTGCAGGTCGCCAATGGAAAGCGTGACATTGCTCTGCGGGCGCGTGCCGTAGCGCTCCTGATTCATCGAGCCAGCCATGAACTTGCGCCACTGCACCTTCTCGCGCGTGGCAGCGATCTCCGTCGGGCTGCTGGCGCCGCTCAACCCGTCAACCATCTCCAAGCCCTGCTCCACCAGCGCATCCGCAGCCTCGCCGCGAGCCTTGCTCAGCGCAGCCGCATACTCAGGCACGCTGTTCAGTGACCTGCTAACATAGCTGCGCGTGCAGCCGTATTGGCGTGCCAGCTCGGCGACGGTGACGCCGGACGCGATCTGGTCAAAGAGCCAATCTGCGCCGCCGTTGGAGGCGACCTCCGTCAATATGCGCTTGCGTAACGCCTTGCCTGCCATGATGTTTCTCCTTGTACGCGGGAAATTTTAGCGCGGGGCCATGGGTATGGCAAGCGCGTAGGGGGTGCGGGGG